GGTACTCCGACAGCGCCTACAGCAGCCGCAGGGACCAGCACCACCCAAGTCTCGACCACGGCGTTCGCTACCGGCGCGGCCAATGCAGCCGCTGCTGCCAGCGTCCCGCTGACTTCGGTCGGCGCCGCCAACGGCGTGGCGCCTCTCGGTTCCGACAGCAAGATCGCAGCAGCCTACCTGCCCAGCTACGTCGACGACGTACTCGAGTTCGCGAACCTTGCCGCTTTCCCGGCGACGGGCGAGACGGGCAAGATCTACATCGCCCTGGACACCAACCGCGAGTATCGCTGGTCCGGCAGCATCTATGTCCAGTTGGTGGCCTCACCGGGTACGACCGACAACGTTCCTGAAGGCACGACGAACCTCTACTTCACCGCTGCGCGCGTGCTCGGTACGGCGCTCGCAGGCTTCGCCTCGGCCGTCGGCGCGGTAAGCGCTTCGGACTCGATCCTCAGCGCCATCGGCAAGCTTCAGGGTACCAAGGTCGACGCTGTCAGCGGCAAGGGGTTGTCGACCAACGATTACACCACCGCAGAGCAGACCAAGCTTGCGGGGATAGCTACCGGGGCTACCAACAACCCCGATACCGGGTCTTTGGCCGAGGGTACGAATCTCTACTTCACGCAGAACCGGGTAAGAGCGACCCTGCTAACAGGTCTGTCCGTCGCGACTGGCGGTGTCATCGCCGCTGCCGATACCGTTTTGCAGGCGTTCGGCAAACTTCAGTACCAACTGAGCAACCTGACAAAGTCCAACGTCGGGCTCGCTAACGTCGATAACACCAGCGACGTAAACAAGCCGGTGAGCACTGCCCAGCAGTCGGCATTGGATACCAAAGTCACAAAGACCGGTTCAGAAACTATCGCAGGTGTAAAGACCTTTAGCAGTAGTCCTATTGTTCCCACGGTCGCAGGTAGCGATACTTCGCAAGCGGCCGCAAGCAGCGCCGGCGTACGAGCGATAATGGCCCAGTTCGGTTTGGGCGCTTCTGATTTGCAACCGCTAGCCAACGCTGACGACATGACTTTAAAGCCGGGCTGGTACATCACAACGGCTTCAACCACCGGTACTCTGCCGGCTGTGTACGGTATCGTCAGGTCGGACAGCCTTGCCGGGGGTGGAAGCACCAATACTTGGGCGCTCTACACGTTTTATGCAACTAACGGAAACATCTACACGCGATTTTCTATAAACCTTGCAGCGTGGTCGCCGTGGCGCCAGCAAGTTTTTGCAAGCGGCGCAGATTTCACTGGTGCTGTGACATTTGCCGCACCGCTCAAGTTGGGCCAGTACACCCTAACCACTCTACCCAGCGCTGCGACCTACAGCGGCTACACGATCGATGTGACAAACGCCACCGGTGGCGTCAAGCAATGTCGGTCGAACGGAGCAAACTGGATAGTCGTCAACACCACAAACGTAGTGAATTAATGATGGCCTTTACTAAAGAAATTATCCGAAATGAAGTTTTGCTGCGTTTCGGCGAAGTTGGCGAAGACCGTGGTAAGTTGGTCGGAGCGCTACAGCGCAGCTTGGAACAAGTGCTGGAAGATGGGGTTATTATCAGCTCAAAAGCGCTCGATCCCGAACAGCTTTCAACAATTCCCAATCAGTCTGGAACGCCACTGGCGGATGTGCTCGGTGAAGTGAACGCTCAGACGATCGTCGATAACCAGTTGATGATCGCTAGAATAGAAGCTGGGCAGGCGAACGTGGTGACACTTACCGAGCAACTTGACGCGGCGCGAATCGAAATCCAACGGTTGAAAGACCTGCTAGCGCAGCCCGCAGAGGTCGAAGCCGTAGGGCCAACCGACCGAAACACTTAGTAACACTCGACTGATTAAAGGAGATTGGCGTGCTCTACATATACGGAAAGCTTAACAGCACCGAGTTCTACGACAACGGCGGACCTCTGGACCCACCTGACCCGAACTGGATTTTGATGGTCGGCTACCCGCCCGCGGTGTCCGGGGCGACGCCGCCGAACCCTTATTTCGAATATCGGGCGCAAACCAACGGCACCTGGCTCGAGTTCGCTATCCCTGCCCCGGCGAGAGTGCTGGTGGTGCATGACGGTAAACTGAAGACCGTCAGCTGCATTTACTTGGGAACCGATTTCGCAGAGACCTCCGTCGGCGCGCTCCCAAGTTTCGCCGCCTCGCAGCGACGTCGGACCCGCAAAGACATCACTATCGGTGCGAACGGCGTCGGGACCATCGACATCACCCCGCCTGCCGGCCAACCTCCGTACGCTGTTGCGCCTGACATTGATCCTATCGTCACCACCAACGCGTCGGGCACGGTGACCTACGTTCCTAAGGTCTCCGCCCTCAGTACGACCTCGCTGTCTGTTACGGCCGTACGTACGAAGGGCACTTTGCTATTGACCGCCGGACCGATCGAAGCGGCCGTCGCCGGCGACGTGGTATCCGTCTGGATTATCGAAAAGTAGGTTGACCTTTCGATAAGTCGCTTCTGTGTTGCATCTACGGTATAGTCCGGCCAAACGCCATACTGGAGATGCAACACATGAGCGGCAACGTTGAAGACCCACGTACGGGGATTCAGTTGTTTTCGCCCGCCGGACCTGAGTTTCGGCCAGAGTGGGATCAGCGACTGGTAGTCGACTTCGCACTTGGCACTACAACCGAAACTATCCTTGAGGTTCACAATCTCCAGGCGCATCAATTCGATGCGATCTGCCGCACGCCGACGTTCGTCATGGCTGTTGCAGACCTGAAAAAGTCCCTCGAGAAAGATGGCGCGACCTTCAAATTCAAAGCCGGCCTACAAGTCGATTCCTACCTGAGCGTCGCCCACAGCATGATCACGGATCCGGAAATGGACCCCCGTGTTCGCACCCGGCTGATCGAGGACATGGCTCGCTGGGCGGGCTACGACCAGCCCGCGCAGGTGGGTGGCGGCGGGGCCGGTCGAGGCTTCGAGATCAACATTCAGTTCGGCGTCGGCGGCAACCGTTCGGGCCTGACCATCGACGCGGACGAGATCAATGGGAACTAAGCTCTACGCACCGGAGCCGATCGCCGAGGCGTTCATCCTCGACGACAAGTTCTACACCTTCATTGTCGGCCCTGTGGGTTCGGCGAAGACCACCGCGATCATGATGAAGATCGTGCACCGGGCCAAGCTCCAGGCGCCCTCTCCCGTCGATGGGGTGCGCCGCACCCGGTGGGTGGTCGTCCGTAACACCATGCCACAGCTGAAAGACACCACGCTCAAGTCGTGGTTTACGTGGTTCCCTGACGGACAGGCTGGTCACTGGGTCTCCAGCACCAACACGTTCTGGATGAAGTTCGGCGACGTCGAGGCGGAGATCATGTTCCGGCCGCTGGATACCGCGGACGACGTTCGGCGCGTACTGTCGCTGGAAGTCACCGGGGCAATCCTTGACGAGTTCACCGAGATCCCTGCGGCGATCATGGAAGCGCTGTCCGGCCGGTGCGGTCGTTACCCTTCGGCCGTCGATGGCGGACCGACGTGGTGGGGTATGTGGGGCGCTACGAACCCGGGCAACGAGGACAACTTCTGGTTCGACTGGCTGTACAGCGACTGGGAGGACGACCTCGATGGCAAGATCAAGGCGGCCAAACTGGGTTATTACCAGCAGCCGAGCGGTTTCAGCCCGTACGCCGAGAACATTGAGAACCTGCCTGGCAAGCGCGACTACTACGTCAACCTGGCGTCCGGTAAATCCGAGGCCTGGATCAAGCAATACATCGAGGTCAACTGGGGTTACAGCCTCAAGGGGCTGCCGGTGTATCGGGCGTTCAAGCCGGACTTGCATGTCGCCAAGCGCTCGCTGATCTACAACCCTCACTTACCGCTGATCATTGGCTTCGACCCGGGGTTCGTCTGGAGCGCGGCTATACTGGGGCAGCAGGACAGTCACGGACGCATCGCTATCTTGCGGGAGGTCATCGGTCACCAGACGGGTGCCAAGCGGTTCTGCAATGAAAAGCTCAAGCCCATGTTGGCCATGAACTTCCCCGGCGCCCAGATCATCATCAGCGCCGACCCTGCATCCAAGTCGAGCGCGCAGACCGACGAGCAGAGCGTGTACAAAGTCCTCAAGGAAGAAATGGGCGTACCGGTCAAGACTGCGTCGACCAACTTGCTGGAGCCGCGCCTGGCTGCCGTCGAGGACTACCTGACGCGCCTGACTGACGTGGGGCCGGCGCTGCTTATCGACCCGTCCTGCACTACCCTTATTCGTGGATTTAAGTCAGGATACCGCTACAACGTGTCGAACAAGGGCGCGCAGGCAGACGTCCCGGAAAAGAACGAATACAGCCACCCGCACGATGCGTGCCAATATTTAGCGCTTGCGTTCAAAGGGGAAGCGTTTCGTGACGCCAAGCGCCGCAAGGCTGCCAGCGTCGGCTTCACTGGACACCAGCAGAACCCATACGCTTACTAGGTGAATCATGGCAGACGAAATTTTAGACCCGGACGCAGAACCCGCAAAGCACGAAGGCACGCCGGAAGGCAAGGCCAAGCTGGGCGGAGTGCTGGCGGGTCGGTTTTCCGTCTACAAGAGCGATCGCAAGACAGCCGAAAACCAGTGGCTGCTGAATGTTCGTCAGTTCCTCGGGAAGTACGATCCTGCGCTGGAACAGGCGATGGCCAAGGGCATGAGTCGCGCGTATCCGAAGATTACCCGGGTCAAATGCACCAGCATGAAGTCGCGGCTCATGAGCCTCCTGTTCCCCGCCGGGGAGAAGAACTGGAGCATCAGCGCGTCGCCGGTACCGAACTTACCGCTGGAGACCCTGATCGAAGCGTTGGACGCCTGGCGCCTCCAGAATCCCGGGGTGCAGCCGACGCAGGACCAGCTCGATAAGCTGGTAGCTGATACCGCGGAGAAGATCGCCGATTTTCAAGAGAAGGTCATCGACGACCAGCTCCAGGACATCGACCCGTACAACTCGACCGACTACGAGACGCTGGTCGGCAAGGTCGTTACCTCCTCCGTTCTGTATGGTCCAGGTATCGCCAAGGGGCCTATGACCGTCAAGGACACCCTGAGCCGCTACGAGATCGACGCGGGAGGCATGCCCCAAGTGGTAGAGGTGGAAGGGTACCGCCCGTACTACGAGTTCGTGCCCTGCTGGAACTACTACCCTGAGATGGGCGCCACCACGTTCGACCAGATGGAAGGCGAGTTCGAGCGGCACGTGTACTCCAAGCACCAAGCACTGGAGCTGGCAAAGCGCGCGGACTTCGACGGCAAGGCCATTCGTGACTACGTGCGCGAACACTCCGACGGCAACTATGTCAGGCTCAGCTATGAAAACGACCTTGAGTCGATCGGGGGAAGTCAGAGCGCTACCTCGTTACCGAAGGGCAGTAAGTTCGAGTTCCTTGAGTATTGGGGTAGCGCTCCGGGCAAGGAATTGGCTGACGCTGGGTGCGACGGTATCAAGGACGACGAGATGGACGACGACGTGCGCTACACGGCGTGGATCGTCGAAAACACCATCATTAAGATCGGTCGCAATCCGTTCCCCGAAGGTTCTAAGGTGTACCACCAGTTCATCTTCGAGGAGGACGAAGTGAACCTTATGGGCTCCGGTCTGCCGCCGATCATGCGCGACAGCCAGTTGGCCATCGCCAGTGGCGCGCGCATGCTAATCGACAACGGCTCGGTGGCGTGCGGGCCGAACGTCGAAGTGAATACCGACCTGCTCGACCCCACCCAGACCGACATGTCGATCAAACCGTTCAAGGTATGGCGTACCGAGGGGAATACCGGCAACGGGCAGGTGATCCGCTCAATCAACTTCGAGTCGCGAATCACTGAGATCCTGGCGCTGATGAACCAGTTCCTGAAGTTTGCCGACACTGAGACCTTCGTCAACCCTTTGACCAATGGCGACATGGAAGGCGTGTCTGGCGAAGCGATGCGCACCACCGGCGGCGCGTCGATGATCTACGGCAACGCCGCGCTGCCGTTCCGGGACATCGTGCGCAACTTCGACCGGTTCACTGTCAGCGTGATCCACGCACTGGTGCAGTGGAACCTGGTGTTCAACGCCGACCGGGACAAGCTGGCAGGTGATACGCGGCCGGTGCCGCGCGGCGCCACGTCGCTGATGGCCAAAGAGATGCGCTCATTCGCGCTCGACAACCTGGCGCAGACGTTGTCTCCAGAAGACATGGTCTACATCAACCGCCAGGCGCTGCTCGAGGAACGGTTGAAGGTCCGCGATCTGCCGCTCAACAGCATTATGGCGACCAAAGAACAGATCGCTCAGAACCAGCAGCAGGCTGCGCAGCAATCCCAACAGGCGATGCAGCAGCAGATGGCCATGGCACAGGCTACGCTGGAGAATCTGAACAGCGACACCGCCAAGCAGCTGTCTCAGGCCCAGAAGAATCTCGACTCGGCCGACGCCACTATCTTCAAGGCGCTGGTGGACGCCATACAGGCCGGAGCCTCAATCAATGAACTTCAATCAATCACGGCAAGAGCTGGTCAAAGCCGCGCAGACGTCAGTCGGCCACCCGCTGCTGCTGGGACTCCGACAGTATCTGGAGTCCCAAGAATTGGCGCTGTTGGGTAAACTCGGGGCCGAGCGCGACCCTGTGGAAATGTACCGGCTACAAGGGCAAGTCGCCCAAGTTCGCGGTATGATGCGGGACCTGATGCCTCGTGTAGAGTCGCAGGACAATTGACACACAACCGATTCCGGAGTAAATAGCCACCATGTCGAATGCCAATGTTGATACGAACGATACGCCGACCGCTGATGGGTTTGACGAAGCGTTCGAACAAGCGTCAAGCGGACTGCCAGCCCCCGCGGCTGCTGCGGCAGGTGCTGCTGACTC